ATCTTGTGCTGTACTAACCATTACTTATCCCTCTCCGCAGAACTTTGAATTTCAACCTTCATGCTCTTAAGCCGTCTTAGGATTGACGCAGCCCCTTGTGCCCGATAGATAACGTGCATATCTACAGACTGCTCCATAATCTTATATTGTTCTGAGATCTTCTCATCCAGATAGATACCGATAAGTTCAGCAAAGTCAGGGTTGCTTACCAGGGGCAGAACATCTCGTGCGACTTTAGGGTTCATTACTGACCACCAGCCTGTAGCAGAGCCATTAGTTCAGGCGGGATACCTTGACCACCGCCCTGTTGTGGCTGGCCTTGTTGGGGCTGAGGACCACCACCGGTTGGGAAGCCCTGCTCACCAGGGACAGGGGCTTGACCGACACCGATATTACCCCCACCTGTACCCATAGCGTCCTGACCGACAGCCGCTTCAGGTTGATCAGCTTGCATACGTTGCTGCATCTGCTTAAGTAGTTCAGCCTGACGGAAGGCTTCCTCTGGGCTGTTAGCAACCTTGTCCACGTCAAGATCCATCGTAGCAGCAATCTCACGCATGATGTAAGGGAACTTGGCAAACGGAGCAAGCACAGGGTTACTAGCGATCTGTAGGAAGCTGATAAGACGCTGTGAACGTACCTCATTCTGCATGAACGATTCAGTACCACGAGCGCGAACCTCTAGGTCACCCTTGATCTCTGGATCAAAGTCGAACTGCATATTAAATGCAAACATTGCCTCACCCAAAGGACGAAGCAGATAATCATCAAAGTTCTTAATAACTGTACGGATCGAACCAGATGCCGCACCCATAAGCATAGAGATACCAGCCGCTGTTCGACCTGTACCACTTACACCGGTCTGACCATATGAGAAAGATGGTAGGCCAGAAGATTCGTCAGCAAGTACACGAGCCTTATCAAAGAGCATCATGTTTTCGCTGGACACGTTAGGGAACTTAGTACCGAAGATGGCCTGACCCGGTGCGCCACCCTGACGACGAAATACCTTACCAGGATACACAGTTAGATCCTGTCCGGGTGTCAGGTTAGACTCGTCCACCTCGATAAGCAGGTTACCGGATAGTACCGCGTTATCGACTGCCAGACGCATAAACCCGTTCATAAGGGTTTGAGTGTCGTCCATGTTCTCTGCTAGACCGACACCAAAGAATGAGTATGGATTAACCTCATACGGTGTAGCAAAGTATGGAATACGCTTAGGGGTAAATGGATTGATAACTAGGCGAAGTACCTCACCGTTACATACCCAACAGTTGACCTGTACTTCGTCATCATCTGCGTACTCATCTGGTAGTTCCAGGTTATTATCTTTAGCAATCTGGGCGTCTACAGTACCCCAGAACTCTAGAACTTCATACCGCTCGATGTCAGAACCAGCATAAGCAGACCCACCATCTGACCCTTGGCTATCGTCAATATCGTTTTCCCACCACTCACGAACGTAGTTAGGACCGTCCTTAATAGCAGCCTCGATAGCGGACTTGCGGAAGTACGGTCGGTTCTTTAGGTTACGTAGTTGAGACCGAGTTAGTCTATGGCGCTCGACCACATAGTCGCAGTCGTACATGCTGTACGCATCCGGGTCCGGGTAAAAATTCCAGATAGAGGTGTATTCACTTGGGGGACAGTCTTGATAATAGGGTTGTACGTACCATCTTCATCCCAGTTAGGATATTCTTTATCAAAAGCAAACGGACCTTTCATAATACCGGTGCCAAAGGTGACACACTCGAAACAACTAAACCGAAGATGTCTGGTGGCAGCGGATTCCTCTAGCTGATCCTTGATCTTCTTTTCCATCTTCTTAGCGGCTACATCTGCCGGATGGAACGTAATAGATGACGGGGTGACACCTGGACCTTCCTTAAGACCTTCGATGTCCTTAAGGTCATCTCTTAAAGCCCCTAAGTTTTCTTTCAAATCAACCGAAGTAGCACCCGGTTTTAGATCCTTACCGTCACCCGGGAACCCGTAACGATCTTCAAATTGCTGGACAACCTCCGCATCCTGCTTCTCTTTAGGATCGAAGTGAGCAGTATCAGCAATTCCTTCAGGTAGCGTAGTACGGTCAATACCGATGGGGAATCTATTCTGGCTGAACAGTACGTCGATAAGCTGACCATACGCGGCAAGTACCTTGGTCTTGGTTACCTTGATAAATACACGAGACTTCTCAGTTTCGGTAAACTGTACGTCAGGACCGTAGATACCTCTGTAGTTTCTGTAAGACTGTAGCCAACGAGACTCATCAAAGTATCGAGCATCTTTAGCCCGTTCAAATCGATCCTCGACATAGCTGACCATATTAGTATATTGGCCGCGAGCTTCCTCGTCCCTATCGTCATCGAGGACGTTAATCTTGTCATTGTCGTATTCAGCCATATATACCTCTTTTAATAACCAAACCGGTTATCACTCGGTCGCCAAGTAGACTTCGGCATATTCTCGAAGGCGGTTCTAATGTTTGTAGGTCTTGAAGAAACCATATACCTTAAGGCATCGTAAGCGTGATCTTCTGCCTTAGTATCCACATCTTCGGGATTGTTCTTATCCAACGGTAGAGAACTTAACTGACGGATAAGGTTAGGACAATTTTCAAAGATCCTTAGCCTTGGTTCCTCAGTATCCTCATCAACCATAAGCCGCTTATGAACTTCGATCTTACCGCTGATACGGGAACCCGGTGAACGGTCTGACGGTCTAAACCTGCACCCTTCGGCATTCAGCATCTCAGCGATAGAAGGACCGCGATCACCTCGTCTAGCCCAACAGCTACTATCCAGAACCGCATCGTAGATCTTACCGTCACCTGACTCTACTTCACGAATCATGCGACCTAACTGATCTGCGGTTACCTTGCTGACATATAACTCACGATAAATCCACAGGTTATCGTCGTAGTCTACGGCACCCCAGAGAATAGCCGAAGGTGATGAGAACCCAAAGTCTGCCGCACGAATCCTAGTCCAACCACTGGGTACTTCAAAAGGTTCGACTACATGGGTGGATCTATTGAACTCTGAGAAGGCCCCGTCTTCTACTACGTCCCAGTCACCGTAGAGAAACTGCTTACGCTTAACTTCCGGCAGAGACGCCAGCATTGCGATATAGCTGGAATCTTGAGTGAGATACGGGTTATCCCAGACCGAAGCAGGGATAAACTTTCTGGTGATCTCAGTGGATAATGTTCTACCGTCTAGTTCGTATTCAACCTTTTCAGTAAAACGAGTGTTAGGTTCAGCCGGATCGATAAATAACTCTTTAACCCAGCGGCTACCCCTGTTGCCTGGGTTGCCAGTGGCTCTAAAGTGTAACGGAATACTTGGATCAGCAGACCGGAGAGAAGATCTCAAGAAGTGCCAGACATCCGGTGAGTCATATTGAGGTAACTCGTCAACCCCGATCCATGAGTATGATTGACCCTGGTATCGTAGCACATCTTGTAGGTTTTCGCAATACCCAAATTCAATACGTGCGCCACCTGGGAAGTGCCAAGTATTCTCCTGAGTCTTGAACTTAGCACCGGGGACAGCTTTAGGGTATAACTGTTGAGTCTGGAAAATCACATCCCGTAGTTCAGGCATAGACCTACGAATCAGTAGAGCACGAGATGTTGACTTATCTACAAACCGTAAAGGAGCGATCAAAAGACTATATGTCTTACCGCCACCTCTAGCCCCACCATAGAATACTTCACGCTCATTGGCAGCCAAGAAGTCAGTCTGTGGACCTGGGTTAGGCCGGAATGCTACATCTCTTTCCAGAGGTTGACCAGCATCAGCAAAACTTTCCGGTTCTGATCCGGTCTGAATACCTGACCTAGCCCTTGCCCGTTCTAACCTACGCTTGGCCTGTTCAGCCTTGATACGGGTTTGCTTCTCTGTATTCTTTAGATCCTCGATCTTCCGCTGTTTAGGGGTTAGCTTCTTTCGACGATCTTTCCTACGCTCGGCTAGTTCTTCCTCGGTCCAGGCCAGTTTATGTAGACGAGTAGCAGATAGCTTACGTTTAGTCTTATCCTCTAACCATGCTGCTACTGTACGTACAGATCTACCTGACCGGATATGTTCGATAGCCTCAGCAAGAAACTCCATAGTCTCTTTGTGAGGGACAAACCAAGCCTGACCTTCCTCATCCCGATAACTATCAAAACCATAAGGACGTTTCCCTATGGCTTTATATTTCTCAGTCTTCAGATGAGGTATCTTCGGATGAGCCATCAATATCCTCTAGTGGAGGCAGAAGAATAATCGAAGCACCGGTTGTCTTGTGTTCAATCTTCTCTGTCTTAACCAGACCGGCCCGGTCCAGGATCTCCTTAGCAGCGGCCAGTTTATCCCGGTTACCAAGAGCACTGGGATCATCCAGGATACCAGACATAGACAGAACTGCCTTTGGGGCATTAGCAGCAAGCATATACTCAGCACGCTCGATGATCTCGTTCTTCATCTGACGGATCAGACGAGCCGGGTATTCCGTGGGAGCATATCCAGCAATATTCATAGCCTCACGGAAATTACCCTGAGCCTCACCGAATAATGCGTTTAGGAATTTCTCTTGCTGCTCAGTCATGATTAACCCTTAGCACATCCACGACGGGTAAAGCCCGCCTTCATATTAACCTTGTTAGCTGACCCGCCCTGCTTCTTCTTGACCATACCACCGTAAGCCTTTTTGACCGGGGCTTTCTTCTTCTGACCCATGCCACCTTTCTTGCGACCCATAGTTTCTTTTTCCATTCGTTTATTCATTTCACGGTCTTTGGTGGCCTGTTCCATAGTACGCTCATCACCCAGTGCCTCCATGATACGTTTGGCAATCGGTTTCTTGGATTGGGTGTCTACGGTTGAAGGTCTGCTTGAACCCGAACCCACAATCTTTTCCACCACACGACTCGCCGCTTCCCTATTTTGGAACTTAGAATAGG